TCACGAGCACCATTGTAGACGGGGGCATCGCTGCCGCCGTTATCACGGTCGCTCTTCAGGCGGCGTTCGTGCCTCCACGAGTGACGGGAGTCAAGTCCTAACCCAACCCGGTAGGGGGTCGCTAGAACCCCCACCATTTCCTTGCCATATGCGTCTTCGACCGCCAGGAGCTTCGGCTTGCCCTTGTGCGCGCCGGTCATAACCCAATGTTGGTCAACCTCGGGGTCCAGCTTGAGGACTGCGATCTTGATGGCCTCATTCACCTGGGACGGCGGCTCGATGACGCGCCGATCTTTGTCTTCCGGGAACTTGGGAACCCCGGCGTGTCCGTGTCTGTCCCGGTCGGTGTCGCCACTGGAGCCATCGGACCCTGGGGTGCCAGCATCTCTTGGGCTGACAACTGCTCCCTCTTCGGCAGGTCCGGCCCCATCCGGTCGAACACCGGTTGGAACTGCTGCGTCAGGCCCTTGTTGGGCTTGCGCAGGAACTTCACTTGTGCCATCTTCGGCCTCCTCTTTCGCCAGAGCCTCGTCATAGGGAGGCGTTCCGCGAGCGAAGGCGCCGTAGAAACTCAGCACCCTCATGCAGGCTTCCATGTTCTGCGAAGCCTGAACGAGAACGACCCGTCCATTCACGAACTGATGGCCGTTGATTAAAATGGTCTGACCCTTCCTGGGGCCAAACAGACGGAATTCGTACTGCATTATGTTCGACACAAGGAAATGGTGGGGGTTCTAGCGACCCCCTACCGGGTTGGGTTAGGACTTGACTCCCGTCACTCGTGGAGGCACGAACGCCGCCTGAAGAGCGACCGTGATAACGGCGGCAGCGATGCCCCCGTCTACAATGGTGCTCGTGAAAGGAGAGAACTTGGAGCCGTTTCGGCGGATTTCGAAAACGAGTGTGCCGTCACCGAAGCCATCCGCGACGGATGCGACGGTGAAGAGACGGTTGGCACTCAGGTCCGCCTTAGCGCCGGTGAAGCCCGTGGTGTTGTTGATGAGAGTTGCAAACCGAGCCAGCAGCGCTGGAAGTTCGGTAAGCTCCGTTCCCATGGTGATGTCCATCAGCGCACCGGTTCCGCCGCCACCCGTCACAGCGTTAGCCGTCAGGGATGGGTCAACGGTGTAGTCACCCGGATCGGCCAGTTCGGCGCCCGTGATGACACCGGTTGAAACCGTGGTCACCCGGAACGTTGCCGCCCGAGAGAAGGTTCCACCGATTGCCGTCAGAATGTCACCGACAAGGTAGGTGGCCGTGCCGCCGTCGTTGACCGCAACAGAGCCCGCGAACTTGAAGGTGGACGGAACATCGGAAGTTTTGAGCTGAACGAAAAGGTCAGTCGTCAGAGCAGCAGCGCCGCTAAGACGAACGAGTACGTCCCAGCCATCGCCGCTATCGGACAACTTGGTGCCGACAACGATTTCGGTTACGGTTGCGAGGGAAGACCAGAGGACGTTGCCGTCGCCGTCCGCGTGCCCTTCGGCAGCCTCACGGGCACCGGCAACATTGGCAGCGAAAACGACCAGCTTATCCTGAGCCCCAACGAGGCCCATGAACCGGTGGCTTTCCGGAAGTTCTACGAGGTATGCAGGCATTGGTATCTCCTGTGGTTTGAAAGAAAGGAAAGAAGGGGGCCGGTTAGACCCCCTCAACCCAATCCTTAGTCGGTGATACCGGAAGCAGCGGCGATACCCAACTCGGAGAACAGAGCCAGTCCAGCGTACCACTTGACACGCCACACGCGCTCGTCCTTCGTGAAGTGAGTTCCGATGTCTTCCACCACGACGCCGGCGGCGTTCGCAGCCGTCAGACCCGCAATACCATGCTGGCGCCCACCCTCGTCGAACGTACCGCAGAAGAAGGTCGTTGAAGAGGTGTTGGAGCCCTGCGTCTGGTCAACAGGCAGGTAGTCGTTACGGAAGATTGGAACACCGTTGTAAACGGGAACGGTCTTGCCGGATGGCAGTTCCAGAACCTCGTTGATACCAGCGCCGCCGAGAGCACGCAACAGAGCCTTGAAGGATCGGATGGTGCGCTTATGCATTGCGTAGTAGTCAACGTCGCCGTCCTTGTCCACCACGAGGTCGGTGATCTCGTCCATCTTAGCGAAGGAGAGAGCGTCACCATTCGCGCCCGTGGAGCCAACAGTCTGTCCAGCAGGAACCAGCGCCAGGAGGCCAGGGAAGGTCTCGTTGGTGCCGTCACCGTTGACAAACATCTCCTGGTACTTCCGACCAGCGCTCTTTGCCTTGGAGGCAATCTGCACTTCGGTCTGGTCGTTACCGTCACTGGAGCGGGTTGCCTGGATCAGACCGTTCACCTCGGCGTCACCCATGATGGTCGTCAGGGATGCGGTTACCTCGGTGAAGGTTGCAGCGTCCTTGGCCTTCTGTCGTTCCGTAAGGTTGGAGCCGGCAGAAGCGTCGGAGCCGATCACACCATCGGTGTCACCAACGCCAACTGTGGCCACAGGACCCAGCAGGGCCTCGCGGTTGTACTTGAGCGCGTTACCGTCGATACCGTCGAACGGCAGCACTTCGAACATTCGGTTGACGGTGATGATACTCTCGATCACACCTGCAACCAACTCGGGGAGACCGAGCTTGGCACTTTCGGCCAGAGTTACGGAAGCCATGGGTTATACCCTCCTATTAGATTTCCGTTGTTAAACCAAAATCGGCGTGAGGAGAGACCTCCCGTCTCCGTTATAACCTCGTGATCATCTCTCCGGATTTCGCACCCGGAGAGACATCACACCGTAATTACTCAGGTAGTGTTGCAGAAGTTAAAGGGGTTGTCAAGTCGTCCCAGCACGTCCGTCGCGGGCCTGTCCTTTTGAAAGACCAAGCTTGATCTTTTCAACAGGAGAAAGCTCACGATCAACAGCACCTGTTTTCACAACGGACCTGCTCATGGACCCAGGCTTGGCGCCGGTACCGGGCTTAGCCTCGCTGTCGAAGGCCCGTTCGTACTTCTCCTTGGTCTTCATTTCAGCAACGAGTCCGGCAACACCCATCAGTCCGCCGGCAGAATCGAACCGGGAATCGCCCTGATCGTCCAGCACGGTAACACTGTAGTCACCGGTGTCCGGGTTGCGAACCACCTTGCACGCATTGACCACGTGAGGCAGCAGCAAGTCCATGGAACCCTTGTGCTCCGCGAGAGCACGTGAAGCTGCGTCGGAAATCAGATGCTTGTGCAGGGCACCGCGCATTTCGAGCAGCTCTGCATCCTTGGTCTCGGTGACAGTGGCGACACGCTTGTCGGCCTCCGCATTCACCTTGTCCAGGTTGATCTTGATTTCCTTGCCGCCCTTGACTTGTCCCTGGAGGTCTTCCACGAACGTCTGGAGAGCGGCTACGATGCCATCGTCACCAACATCCAGGCCGATTGACGCTCCGAAATCCTCGACTGCCTTGATGGCAATCCGACGACCCGCACTCTCGTCTCCGACCTTCTTTTTGTCGAGCCGTACACCGGTCAAGGTCTTGCTTACGCCGACGTAATCGGCCACAATCGCCTTAGCGGCATCGGTCAGCGAATGCTTTCCAGCATTGTCACCCGTGCCCTCGGCATACAAACCTTGGTACTTCTCGGGAACTTCGCTTATGTCCACGACGGTACCTTTTGTTTCGAAATCGAAATCCATGATGTCATCTCCTTCATGGAGTGGCAAAGACGTTCCGCCCGGCCAGGATCACCCTGCTCGAACCAGTCATTGCGCATCCAGCATCACGCTGGACGTTCTTGTTTTACCCCACCGGGGCAGTCTTGTCAAGTTTAGGCGCCCCGGCCCTCGCGTTTCGTCCAGGTGTATGCGATGTGGTCGTAGTCGTCTTTGACCTTCCACATCGTATACCGGTTACCGGTAGGGAGCTGAAAGTCCCACATACGTTCAACGACGGTTGCCCTTACCGCATTGACCGGGGTCCCGTCAGTCTCTCCGATGCGTACATCATAGCAGTAGGTGCCCGGATGTTGAAGGAAAGCCAAGTACCCTTGAGCGCCCCTCGTTTCGAGCATGTCCGTGAAAGTACGCATGAACTTATCGTCCACCCGCGTACAGTAGGCTGCGGCGGTGAGCTTCTCCCCAACGGCGGTGGCATTGCCGAGAGACATTGTACCAAAGGTAACGAAGAGGAGACTGAAACCTCCAACCAATGTCATCATCATTCTCTTACCGTATATCGCCATTGGGCGTCTCCTTTGTTGGTTAATTGACCAAACGGATTTTCCGTCTAGCACCCTGCGCAGTAGCTTCGTCGTATTGCTCCCTGAATGCGGGGTCTCTCTCGATACGGGCACGCACATCCCGGGTGCTCACCCCAGCCCTTTGGGCGGCATTGAGGTCATTCCGCCCGTGGGCCACCTCCATGATGAATTCCTTGCACCATCCGGGGATGTGCTTACAGTTGATTAAAGATCGACTCATCGTCAGTCTCCTCGTTCAATGCGGGCCATCTGGTTTTCCACCGGCTTGGCCTCAATTACGATAGGCGTCTGCTTGTCGTGCATAAGCAGAGCACGGTTTTGCCACTCGGCGTCATTCGGTGCCGTCATTGGCAGCACGGCAATACCGAAGTTAATGTTGGTCTCACCACCCGGGGCAGCCTCCCGGTATTGATCAGGTCGGTTTGCTCGCAGTATGAACATCAGAAGAGAATCCGAATAGTTCAATTTGTACCCGACAACCTCGCCCTTGTAATACTGCGGATCGTGGGTTCCCTCTACTGCGCGACGTACTGCTTCATCCACCAGTATATCGGTACCGGCGTCAACCGCATGGTCCCACTCCTCGGCAAACTCCTCGTTCTCGCGCCGGAATTTCTGGAGAGCGGATGTGTCGGTGTATCCAACAGCCTTAGCTGACTCCATCACCCTCCCCCCGGTCTTCGCCAAGGCAGCCAGGAACGCCCGACGCTTCTTGCGAGCGACGACATCTCTGGTATTTGTCTTCGGTACGGTTGCTACTTCTTGTCCCATGGTCAGAACGGTCCTGTGCCGCCTCCGAGTTTCAGTTCATCCACGCGGTCATAGGCGAGCGCGTAGAGCTTGGTGCCGAGAATGTTGGTCCAGGCCCCGAGCACGTACCACCAGAGGCCGTAGCAGCGGAATGAGATTTCACAGAAGACCCAACCGAGGTTGGACCAGATGTGCTCTTCCGCGAATGTGAGGTCGAGCTTCATTTGCCTCTCCTCTTGCCTTTCCTCGGCTTCCTCGTTGGGTTGACCCTTCTCGTCGTCTTGATCGTTCGGGATTTCGCCTTCTTTGGCGGTGGATGCTTGCTCATGGTCCGTCACCCCCTGCTGCCTGTTTAATGGGCTGAACCAGAGTGAGCCCAACCTTTTCCTCGGGGGTGACCTCTTCCCCGCCATCGTCATCGCCCTCTTCTTCCTCCTCGGTTATAACCGTGATCACAAGATGCCCAGCCATGATCTGGATTGCCAGAACATCGCCAATCGTGCCCCCATCGGAGTCCTGCACCTTAGCCGTTTGCAACATGTTCAAAAGGTCCATGGCTACTTATCCTTCGCCTGCTTGGGTTTACCTGACTTGTCGGGGGCCGTGGCGTTCGGGGACTTGGCTCCTGGTGCACCGTCCGGCGCAGTCGGATCAAACGTACCCGGTACCTGCGGCTGGAGGGGCTTGAGTTCCACATCCTCAAGCTGGAGCTGCTTGAAGTCCTCGTCAACATCGTAGTCGTCCACCAGAACACCGAGACGCATAGCCTCCTTGACGGCTGCCTTGCGGCTGATATCTTTGTCCGCGCGAAGGGACTTGAGCAGGTCGATACCGAACTTGTCGGCCTCTTCCGGACCAAAGTCGTTCAGGATGGTGACGGTGCCGCCCTCGTCCTGACCGAGCCACGTGGCGTGGATACGTAAAGCATTCTGCACGCTGTCGATAAAGCGGTTCACCATGTCTTGGAGCGGGGTCACGCTCTCGGCTGAATCAAGCGCCCGGCCCGTAGCCGTCTCATTGCCCGGGTTCTTCTTGAGGAAGGTGGCGCCGTATGCCTCCATGTCCTCTTCGAGCTTCTCCAGCTCTTTCCAACCGGCTTCGATGCTGTCACCCTTGTGCTCCACGTAGTAGAACTTACCGTTGGGGTCCTTGGTCATGAGGAGTTGTCGGGGACCGATTGCCATGGAGGTGCCGGACTGTTCGGTGGCGCCGGACACTGCCAACATCGGAAACCGCACCACGGTCAGGATGTTGATCTGGTCGCTCATGGACTGCCAGTGACGAATGTTCAGGTGAGCCAAATCTTCCAGCGGTGGCTTCGATACCATGAAGTCTACCCGGTTGGAATAGAAGGTGACGATGGGCACGAAGTCGATTCCGGTCTCACCGAACTCGATCATCATCCACTGTTCCTTCTTGCCCTTGGGCTTCACCCGTTCCCAGACCTGGAAGAAGCCGGGCTCGATGATTCGGATGCGCTCACGGACGATCTCGGCAAAGCCCACCCGCTGAACGATGTTCTCGCGCAGACGGACGTGGGTGAACCACTCACGCAGTTCGCCGGTCTGAGGATCGACGACGGTATCGGCCTCAGCAAAGATCATGTTCTCAGGTTCGATACGTACCCAAAACGGACGGCGCCCGTCTTCCCGGTCATCCCCCAGGGTGCGAGGCATGGCCTCCTCGTTCATCTGAGGCATGTCAATCAGGACGTGGCAGAAACCTTTGGCGAGCCCGCAACGGAACCAGTCCCGGCAGAAAGTCGTGATATCGTTCCCTTGCAGGTCGATGTTCTTGGCGTGCTCCGCAATGTCTTCGGGTACATCGTTGTTGAGCCGTACTGGGTCGCTGAACGGCCTACCCACAAAGTGATCAAGAGTCAGCTCCATGGCGTTAAACAGGACGTTAGACGATACCCGGTCGTTGAAATTGCTGTCGCTCTCTTCGGTGTGCTGAGGTAGGTAGGTCGAGCCCGCCGCACGCATGGACTTGGTGCCGCCCAACAGAGAGTCGATCATGGTCCATGTACCGATCATGGCATCCCAGGCCATGGAAGTCGTGGACGGATCGCTAGGGTCTTTCCCGTTTATGAGGTGCTTAGCCATCAGGTCTTCCCTACTTCATCTGCCCATGAGCGGACAACGTAATTCACTGCCCGGTAAAGATCACTATTCTCGAAACGCTGTGGGTCGTACGTTCCGAGATGATTATTCGCACGCATCTTTGCAAGCTCAAGACGCTGATGTAGGTCTTCCATCTGCTTCTCAGTTATGAGGTAAACTTTCATCAGAAACTCCTGCGTGTCATGCCGGGAACTTCCCAGTTGAGCCGATACCGGGTCATGTCGGCACAGTGATCTTCATATGTATCTGGAACCTCGTCCAGGTCTTTTTCGTCTCGCGGCATCGGTGGGCAGAGTTGAAGCCACCAATAGCAGCTCTTGGTGATGAAGAAGCCGGGGTGTTCACGGCTCCCATCCGGATTCGGAATAGCGTTCTGGAGGTAGCTGCGGAGCATTGTCCATCCGCGCTTACGAGAACCGGCAGACTTATCAGCCCGCTCCCACTCGACCCCCTCGTCTTCCATGTCGTCAGCAGGGCACCGGCCTTGCCGGTCAGTCGCCTTGTTGAAAATTTCCGTATCGGCAGGACCCGGGTACACCCGAGACCGACCACGAACATCGCGCAGACCCCACTCGATCTCTCGGTCGTGGATGCCGGCGCCTATCTTCCGGGCAGCCAGACGGACACCAGTGTTGTCTCCTCCGGTCGTGCCGTACCACTCCTGCCAGAGTATAATATCACCTCTGACGTTTCCGATCAATCTGTCGCCAACCACGATGGGTTCGCCGTTGCTCTCAAGGAACCAGCCAACCGCGAAAGGGCTTGACTGACCATGATCGTAGGCCCGGGTGATGGTCCACGAATTCGGGATCAGGCCAACCGGGATAGACGGCAGGACATGGTGGTCCTTGTCGAAAATGTCGTCGATCATGCCGCCGGCGGTAATATCCCACCGACCCTCGATCCACGCCTGGGCCTGGGCGGGGTTCGCCGCAGCCTCCCGAACCTGGATTGGGTACTGAGGAACGTCGTGCAGCAGCAGAAAGTTCTCCGACAGCGTGCCGTGGATTGCCACACGCGGCAGCTCACCCGGCTTGCGAATCACTTGGCCCCGACCGTGGGGCAGTTCGAAGCGGCGCTTTACCCAGTTGTGACCCGGGCCGTAAGGGTTCGTGGTCGAACGTATACGACAAGGGACACCGGGCTTCGGCGGACGCGAACAGGACATCATCATCTTGTACGCCTTGTCGTTCGGCCACTGGGTCAGCTCCTCCCAGCCAATCCATGGGTACTCGTGCCCGTGATACTGACCGTAGGATCGTTCGTCTTCCATGTGACGTAGTAACAGCGCCTCACCCGTGGGCCAGATGGCTTGGTAGTCAGCCTTGGACTTGAGGAACCGGAACCCAGGGAAGAGAGGATGCATCCACTCCTCGATCTTGAGCACCACATCATCCAGGTCCCCAAGCTTCTGCCGGAACATCACACCGCGCCATGCCTTGCCGTAGCCTTTACCAACCTCTCGGGCGAAGTCCATGATTAGGGTCAGGGTCTTACCGGGACCTCGCGTTCCTTCATAGAGCGCCTCGAAGATCGGGCATTCCAAGAACGTATACTGCGACCCAGGCAGAGGCAGCCACACAGGCTCCTCGGTCTTGAGGACCCCGCTCTTGTTGAAAGCCGTGACCGAAGGATGCCATGCAGTGGTTTGATCGTCGGCATACTTCCGCAGGAGCCATTCCTGTATCTGACCGTGGGCGTCTTCGACAACCGTCTTCTGGTCGATGATTTCAAATTCTCTAGCGGACATGGACCGTCACCGATTTGAGCGGACGCCGTACGGATTCCATGGACCGACCCATGCCCAGCATGACCATTGTCCCAGCAACTTCCAGATAGTTGTCAAGTACCGCTCCGTCGCTCTGCATAAAATTGTCACGAAACTTCGCCATTTGTGAGGTTGTGTTCTCCTTGACAAAGATCATTGGGATACCTTGCTCCCGGCAAATCTTGTGGGGCTCACCCCAGCAGATAGGGCTGATCAGCACATCCACGTCTTCCGAGCCGATGCTGTCATGGTGAGCCAAGTACCGGCCCAACGAGCGCGGAGCCTTGTGGAGTCCTCGCAGCACGCAGCCCAGGTGAGCAGCGCAGATCATTTCCGGAGCCAGCCGTGGGTCGGTGACACCGTACTCATACCCTTCTCGCCCTTCAACCGGCGCATGGGCCGTGGGCTTGCCTGTCCGCCAGAAGACCGCCTTGGACAGCATGGCCTCGACACCGCCCCATGGGTTGATCCCCCCGCTGTGGTTCACATAATGTGCCGCAATTGCTAACGGTACCGTGATCGGCGTGTGGATTGCCAGGGCGTCATATTCGTACTCGGACACCTGCTCGACCAGCTCGTCGATACCTTCGATGGTGCCCGTCGCCTGCATCTTGTCCATGTCCACGTTGCCGGTCATCACCAGTGGGGTTCGCAACTCCACGATCTCGGAGGACAATCCGATCAGGGAACGCAACGCATTGACGGCATTCACCGTGTCCCGCTCGGCCTCATTACAGACCACCAAAACATGGTTGGATCGGACGGGCATGAGCCGTGTCTCTCGGTTCAGGAACGAATCCAGCATCGCCCCCTCCACGTACAGAGAGTTTGCTGGCTGCTCCGTGAAGTCTGAGGCGTTCACGACATTCGGGTGCAGGATTAGCTGGTCACAGCAGGCTGCCAGCAGGAAGGCCGCACTCGTTGCGTCACCGGAATGACCTCCGATGTTCGCACCGATACCTGTGGGAACAATCATTACCGCCAACATAGCCTAACGCCTCACCAGGACTGTGTGACCGCACCAGCCGGCATCGAAGTAGTCCGTGCAGAATTCGATGGCCAACGTTGGCTCGAACTCCCGGCAGGTGAAAATGTTGAGGTAGACCCGGCGCAGATCATCCAGGGTGTGGATGGTGATGTTGCTCGTGCTGATGAACTGCACGGCAGTCGTGCCCTTGAGGTGAGGAGGGGCGATATTCTTGTACTGAGGGTGATCCTCGTAGTCCCAAAAGTGCAGGTCCGCTCGTTTCATCTCCAACAGGGTGCACAAGTCGATGAAAAACTGAGTCAGGTTCCCCCGGGTGAACATGGTGGGATCGCAGTCATGCAGGTCCAGCACCAGTTCCATGCCGTACGGAGTCTGAGGAAGCATCCCCTTCTCGCGCTTTATTGGTACGTCAGCCGCAGTTCGTGTCATCGTTCGCTCCTCTTTTTCCAAAGGTTGCGGGCACAGTTGTGCCATGCCTTAGCTGGAGATCAGCATAGATCGCAATCCGGACCTTGCCGAGTCGCTTTCGCGCCTCAGTCATGATCTCGTCTTCCATATATTGCAGGAAACATTCAACCTGGGCACGGTCGAACTTGATGTTCGATGCGCAGAGGTCATTGAACTCGGCCACAGATATGCCTGAGTTCTCGCACGCCCGCGACAGGCTTCCATGTTCACGCATCTCGCGCAGGAAGCGGTCAGGGCGAAGGTCGATTACTTCACCAGTCATGTTTTCCTCCAGGCCCGGCATCACGCCGTCCAGCGGGGAATTTGCATCACGCGCATTCCCAGGGTGTCATCGTTTCGTGTATCCTCTCACACCGGACACATTCTGTCAAATTTAGGTATTCGACCCAGCCGTGATGTCGATATCGGCTGCGATCTCCATGTCGATATCATCCGGGAGCGGGATGTCGATATCCGCCGGAAGCAGAATGTCGATGGCGAGGGATATGGGGATGCTGGGCACGATGTCCTCCTCTGGTTTACCTCAGTTTTATCACAAAACTTTCTACTTGACAATCCTCCCAAACCTGCTATGCTTCCAGGTCTGGTGAGTTGGCGGAATGGTTACGCGCCAGCCTGCAAAGCTGGATTATGCGAGTTCGAATCTCGTGCTCACCTCCAGTTTCACTTGTTCCCCGAGGGATACGCCGATTGTAGTTAGGGGTCGGCCTCCCAAGGGGTTATGAGCGCCGCTACTCTCTACCGTGCCGCCGATTGTCATATGGGGGCCTTGCTTACGCGGATGTGACCTAGTGCAACGGATTGCCTGACGAGGCCACGTTGTAGGCGATCACCGGGGACTGACGGGTTAGGAAAGCACTGCTTTCCGCAAGGGGTAGCGACCATTTTATGCCTTGGCTGGCCGAAAGGCTGGCTGGGACACCATGCGGGTGTAGCTCAGTGGTAGAGCATCTCGTTGCCAACGAGAAGGTCAAGGGTCCGAGTCCCTTTACCCGCTCCAGTTTCCTAGGTCACCGATCTGAAAGTGACCTCCCGCCTCAGCGGGTACCGGACAAAACCGGTGAACAAAAGATCGGATTTATGCCCCCGGGGTGCGCCCCGCAAACAATAGCGCAGAGCCATTGCCCAGGAGATGGAAGGTCTCCACCAGTTTTTGAGTGACCCGAACACTCCCGGCTCATAACCGGTGTTCCGCACGTACAGCGGAGCTGATAAAGCCATTCGGGGCAATTCGCGGGTTTGGTGTTAACGGTAGCACATCAGGCTTCCACCCTGCTAGTACGAGTTCGAATCTCGTAACCCGCTCCATAACATCGGTTGGTCCGTGAGGGCCGTTGTTCGGAGCCGAGTCCGCTAACCACGGATGAAACTCCAGAACAGACCGACAGCGGGTGCCGCTTAAATGGCGAGGTGTGGTGCCTCGTTAGCCTACCGCTTTAATTACCGCTGGGGCCGTCTTTAAGCGGGATATAAGCTGCGACGGACAGACCGACTTTGTGGCCTTGCGTGCCGGGGCTACGCTTTCGTGCCCACCCGGGTAGCCGGTTCTTCACTCAACTCCCCTTATTCACTGTACAGTAGAGGTATTAACATGGCCGGCCGCC